CCTGAAGTTCTTACAACTTTAAGAACGCCACCATAAGACAAGAATGATGATGCACTCATCCAATATTCATATTGTGCATCTTTTGAACTTGGTTTGCCGAATACATTAATTAATTCTTGCTCCGTAGCAATATCTACTGGGTCATCAACAGGTCCTATTGCAAATGGCCCTGCAATTGCTCCAATATTATCAAGTACATTGTCAGCTCTTCCTACAGTTAAGTCAACCTCTCTGACAAGTACGCCTGGAGATAATTGAGGAGTCGCCATATTTTTCTCCCTAAAAAATCAGTTTCTCTAAAAAATATTTATGAAAAACTTTATTTACATGCAAGTAAAGCTTAAAAATTATATTCCCACATATAAGACATGTCTCCATATTCATCTGTAAACCATCTTGTACCCTGGTCGTCAACGAAATTATCAGACTCAGTTCCATCCACAATAAATCCAAATGGTGCCATATCTTGTTCTAGTTGATTCTGTTGTTCCTCATATAATTTCTTACGGACATCATTGTCCGTCATTTCTTTAAAATAATCTTGTACTATTAACCATGCAAATATTACAAGACACATTGCTAAGTCATCATTACATCCTTCTTCAGCTTCAAATGAATTATATTTCTGGACAAATGTGGTTAATTCTGATATAATATCATAGTCACTGACTAATAGCTTTTCTTCTTCTATAATTGCCTTCAAATTTAAGCAGCCAACTTTCTTGACTGTTTTTGACATTTTAACTCCCATTTGAGTTTTTTTGCCAGAAAACCCTTGCCCAACAATCTGTCCAGCCCTACCACGCATAGAACACATTAAAACATTAGGATATTCCAAATCGTAATGTAATGCAGCAGCCACCTGATCCCCTACATCATTCACTTCACACAGCACATAGGCGCTGTTGTAAGCCTTTCCAGCGTCTTTTATGACATATGGGAACATCATAGGTTTTATTTCATTATTTCTATACTTTGCCACAACTGTATATGGAAAAGTAGTTATATCAAATACTATAAATGCAGAATAATCAATCTCTACTCCTCTTGCGACATCAACACTAATTACATATTGATGGTCCTCTATTGGATCATTATATACATCAAGTCCTGCATTTGATGTCTTTGGTCTGTCTTGAACTAAAGTTGCTAACTTTGCACCAGATATTAATGTATCTACTGAACCAAGAAATTCACATTCAAATTCCTGTCTCCACTGACTCTCACTTGTGTTGGCGATTGTAGTTCTCTTGAATTCCTCATCTCTTCCTGGAACATCAGTCCAAAATACTTCAATTGGAACATATTCATTTTTACTCTTCTTTGCGTCATCCCACAATTTATAAAAGTGATTAAGTCCCTTAGGAGTAGAGACCACAATAACTTTTGATGATTTACCAGAAGTGATTGTAGGATATACTGAACTAAAGAATGAGTCGGCAACTTGATTTGGAACGAAAGCAAATTCGTCCAAAAAGATAATGTTATATGTACTACCTCTAACAGATGATGCTGAAGTTGATGCTGCAAATATTTTAGAACCGTTTTCTAATTCTAATGATCCTTTATTCCAAGAACATATTCCCTGTTGGAGCCATCTAGGGAGATTTTCATATCCAGTTTGCAAACGACCAAGTAGATCTCTTGCTGTCTGCGCTTTGTTTGCAAGAATTGCAATGTTTACATTATCATTAAAAATTGCATAATGTAGTAGATAAGATACTACGGTCGTTGATTTTCCAGACTGTCTCGGAAGTTTGCAAATATTAAATCTATTTTTATGGAAAGAACTTAACATTCTTTCCTGGAATGGATACATCTCAAATGGTTGCAATCCATGATCCAAAGTAACAATTTGTATATAATTATTTGCAAAATATACTGGATCTTGGGCACATTTTGCAAATTCAACAATTTGTTCTTCTGTGAATTCAATTTGGGTATTTGCTTTTTTTAGGAGCGGGTTACCAAGATAATGTTCTTCAGCCATAAAAAATTAATATAAATTTACCATTTAACTTTGTTTGCCCAATATGCGGCGCTCATTTTTCCTTTTTTAATATTTTTTTTGTGTCTTTTTTTGAATCTGTCTCTACGATCTGCATATTCTTTAGATTCACCCTCTTTTTTTGGGGAGCCTTTCACTCCTAGTTGACCAAAACGAATCAATTTTTCTTTTCCATCTTCACATGCCTTTACTACATGTGATTTACCAGTTTCTCCTGATCCATGTGGCTCAGACTTTGGCTTATTGCAAGCCATTTCAGACTTTTTTGATTCTATTATTTCAACCCCCTCTCCTATTGTACCGTTATTTAAAAGATAGTTTTTTGATTTTTTATCTGGTACTTGGATAATAGGAAGATTTTGTTGTATTCTACTTGGATTATATGTAATAACTTTACAATTTGGATAAACTTTATTTGCTTCATCTGTTATTTCTTTTCTATTAGGCATTCTTATTTGTGGGAAGAACATTTGAATATTATAATATTTTGCTCTCCACATTAAAGTAACAGAAAAGTTATGTCCATATTGAGTGGGAATTGTTGTTTCTGATAATTCAGTAGAAGTTCCAGTTTTAGATAGCTCTTTCTTTTTTGCATTAGCTAATTCAATTTGAGCTTTATCTACTTTTTGTTGCGCATTTAACACTTGAGTAGATACATTTTCTTCTACTTCAACACATGATCCCTTTTCAAATTTTTCTGTTCCCTTTTTTCTTTTATATCCATCCCAACAAGGATCGCTCTTTTTGGATTTTTTTGCTTCCTTGATCAATGGATCTGCAGTAATCAGATCAATAAATTCATAAGAAGCATTACCAAACATGTCTCTTACTATCTTACTTTCTTTTTGAGTCTCTACTTTTTTTAACTTTGTATAGTAATCTGGTACTTCATCTAAATGTTGAAGTGCAGTAATTCTTGCAGCAGTCTTGTCTGAAGTATGTTCTCCTTCTACTTTAATTCCCATCTTTAATTGGGCATTTATCTTGTCTAAAGAAACTCCATGTTTTTTTGCAATTTCTTGGGGTGACTTATATGCCTGAACTGGACCTTTTGGGTCCTTTTCTTCATGCATGGATGAACAATCTTTGTATCCATGCTCAGGGCACTTTTTTCCTTTTTTTGTTTTATTGCATCCACAACCCATTTCGGATAATATTTTATCTACTAAAGAAATCTCTTCATTTCTTGGTGGCAAGTGCTTATATTTGGGAACAGCTTTAACGCCAGTTCCTCCTTTTTTTATTGCTACATTTTTTGCAGCTTCGCCTTCTCCTCCAGTCCCAGGTCTATCTATTCTTTTGGTTATTTTATTTTGTGTTGTTGCATCTTTATGTTTTTTTGGATCAATTTCAAATGATTTCTTTTCGTTTTCATTTAATTCTTCATCACTTTGAAGATATTCTGCTGCAGTATCAATATAATCAGCTGCTCTGGTAATTTTAGATTGTACCCAAGCAGGTAATTGGGTATCACTACTCTTGATTGCCTTTCTCAAGTTCTTTACAGCTCTTTCGATTGAATCTAGTTCAATCCCTGCCATGTAACCTTCATCATCTTTCTTTTTACCACTGGCAATTTCTTTATGATCTTCTTGTATTTTTTTCATTTCTACTGCAGTTTAATCATTTATTTTTATTTATCTTCATCGATGTCTTTTAGTTTATTTTTGAGCAGTTTTGATAAGTCAGCTGTTGATCCGACAAAGAGCGCATTAGTTACATTAGTTGGACCTTTCTGTTGCTTAACTTCATCTAACGCCTTTATTTTTTTCTGAAGATCAATAAGTTTGTCAGTTGCATCAGAGACATTTTTTATTAATTGGCCAACAACTTCATATGCCCTAGGTGCATCAGTTTCCTGTGCCAATTCTAGAACATTATTAATTGCTTCCTGTCCCTTTTCTATGATAGAATATAAATTGCCACGAGTATACTCGTAATCTTTTTTTATATCATCAATTGCAGATTTTTCTGGTTTTGCTACCTCTATCTCAGGAATAATTTCGGTTACCTCAGCAGAAACTTGTATTTCTTTTTCTTGTTCGATATTAAACTCTTTATTCAGCTTATCGAATTTTTTAGTCATTCTCATAGTAACCTATCAATCTAAAGAACCAGTGAACCCAAAATCATCACCAGGTTCAATTAATAAATTATCTGCAGGAGTAATAAGTTTGACTTCTGATCCAGATATATGATCTAATATTGTAGTTGAATCTTGTCCTCTTCTTACACTTAAAACATTGCCACTAATAGATTCGACATATATTTCTTCTTTGTTTATATCTAAGAAAGATCCAATTGTTATTCCAGCTGAATTTGCAACTTCAATTAAAGTGTCAACTTTACTTATATCCTTAGTTACTGTGGTTGTTGTAGTTCCAGAATAACTTTGAATTGCTTTAGGTTCTACACTGTATATGACTTCTCTTCTTGCCAAACCAGATGGATCTCCAGCAGCAAACCCAATAGAAACTTTTTTGATAATTTCCGAAGATATAGAATTTGAAGATACTGGGCCAAATAGGAAAGTTTTAGCAGTAAATTTCAAAGTATATATTAGTGCTCTTCTTTCTGTGTAATCGCCCTCATAATTATCAGTCATTGAGATGTTATCTAAAACAATTTGAACATCTCTTTTTTCTCCTATTTCTTTCACTAAATCTACAGTTAAATTATAGTTTGGCTGAAAATAGGGAAGAATCTGCTCAATGATCTGAAGCATATCCTCATTTAATTTCGTGAAAATACTTAACTCAAAATTTAAATTATATGGTACAGGCATGTATGCCTTTCTTATTTCATTATTATTCGCGTCTTTTGTTAGAAATGTTTGAGTTGTCGTCAACTTTCTTGTAGTATCATAAGACATTCCAATCAGTTCAAATGACATTCTGGGTAATGTGATTTGAATTGGCTTATTTAAATCTGGGACTTGCTGAACTCTAGCTAAAAACTTTTGAGTTGGAGAGTATGCCAGTGGAACTTTTAATGTGGAAACAACATTATTGTCATTATTTTTATGCTTTATTGTTATTCCATTAAAAAGTGTACCAAATGAAACTACAGTTTTTCTTATAATCTCGTGATAAAAATATTCAAACATTGTCAGTAAACCTTTATAATATACTATTTAACAATTTATATATTTATTATGGTGTTCCGAATGGATTTGATTCACTAAAGTCTACAATTTGATCCGCCTCTGTTTGAATTTCTTTATTTTGAGCAAAAGTATCCTCAATATTATCGATAGTAATTTTTCTTATTTGATATGTTGCGCTGGATGCAGTCCCAACTATCGTTTCTCCTGGTTTAAAGTCACCGGTAATATGTGAAAGTTCTAGTTTATTGGTAAGTTTATTCCAAGATTTCACTCTTGCCGTATTTGCAGTAATAGAACCAATTACAGTTTCATTGTATTGATATGTGCCAAACCCAACCATATATGGACTTGACAATTGGACTTGAGGTGGTTCACTATATCCAATTCCTGTGGTAGTAACTCCAATTCTAACTACAACTCCATTTTCTACAATTGCTCTTGCTTGAGCAGGTACGGTACATATACCAATAAATTGAACGACTGGGGGATCAGAATAACCAGATCCACCATTTGTTATTGTAACTACTCCGACTATACCATTGCCTATTGAGGCAACAGCAGTAGCACCATCTCCTCCACCACCATAAAAACCAACGCTAGGTGGAACTGTGTATCCATAACCAGGATTTGAAATTTCCACGGCTTGTACTCTTAGTAAAGTAGCATCAGGTTCACATAAATCTACTATACCACCAATCATAGACGCAATACCAATTGCAGTTTGACCAGAAATTGGAGGAGCTATTTTAACTTGAGGGGCTAATTTATAACCATCTCCTCTATTTGTTACCTGTATGAATGTCACGCCACCATTGACTATTGATGCAATAGCTGTGGCAGATACGCCAGACCCGACCATATCGTAAGTCTGAATGTATCCCTGTTTTTCTACATTATCATCTATAAATTCTATTCCAGTATCTATCAACTCATCTTCATATCTGAATAGCTCACACCTTAGAGTGTAAACATATGTTTTTTGTAATTGGTAAAATGGAGCTTCATGCTCAACGAATTTAATTTCAAATAACCTATCTCCCAGTGGAAAATAGATCAAATCTCCTTCTTTTGGCCTAGTATGCAACTCTATAGAAGGAAGATCTTCGAGTAAAGGCGAGATATAATTATCATACCTTTCTTTTGATATAATTAAGGTCAAATCTGTATATGGCTGCACACCAAATTTAGTCAATAATGTTCCAGCTCCTTCATATCCATCGTAGGTATCAACATAAGCTTCAATTGGATATGCATTATTAAATTCTGATTCTATTACTTCTCTAATTACTGTTTTTTTAGTTAAGTATGTTCTAGGTAAATAATAAATTTCTACACCATAAATCTTCAACTGTTCATTAATTAAATCTTGAATTAAATTTTGTTCGGATTTAGATCCTTGTAAAAAGAATGGATTTAACATAAATTATCCAATAAGATCTAAAGGTGGAAGCTCGTATGTACTAGACATTCTTTCCATAATTATATCTATTTCTCTTTGTGCGTCATCATATATTGGTCTACCATCCAATTCTACTCCACCAGGTAGTTTAACTCCTCTAAATTTAATTAAATTTTGGCCCCACTGTCTTTTAATTAAAGCAGTTAAGTATTGTTTCAAGAAAGAATCGTTCCAAACTTTAGTTGATTCCGCTGGATTTAGTGCTCTATAGCAATCCATAACTAATGTTTGTCCAACTGTTAGACTTGACCAATCGATATCTAGATATAATTTGTCTTCTCTTTTATTAAATCGTATTTGCTTTTGTGTGGTCAATAACCAATTTAAATCTTCAAGATAAGTTTTTACCATTGAATATGTCAATAACTCGGTTGACCCCCAGTAGTATATGTCATTTAAAAATAGTTGATATTTTATACTAAACATCCCACTCGAAATACTATTAGATCCCTCGAATTGAAATATTTTATTTACTCCAATGACATATGAGGGTATTTGCAAATAATTTGCAGTTTCTTCGTATTCATATGTTTTATTTCCAGTTACTGTAGTTATGCCAACTCCAGATTTTCCTCTTCCTCTGTCAATATCTTCTTGTGTTATCTGATATTTCAAAAAAACTGGAGATACGCCATCAAAATGACGCTCCTGGAAAAACTGAACTGCATCATCTACCAAATCTTCTATCTGTTCTTGTGCTACATTTACTTCTAATACAGGAGCACCCAATTTTCTTAAACAATAGTCAATTAATTCTTGTCTAGTAGATGGTTGTGCCATTTTAAAATTTTGAAACTACTTCTTGTTGTTTTAAATATAATTTTATATAAGATTTTGCAAAAGTCTTCAGTGTATCAATATCTTCTATACTATCTATGTCTCTAGATAATTTTTCATATTCAAACATTTTGTTTAGATCTTCTAGAATAATTTTTTCAGGATCCATTTTTAATATCCAAAAGTAATTTTTTTATAGTTTCTAAGTCACTCTTCATGTCATTCACATCAGATTCAATTTTACTTATTCTATCTTCTCCCCTTTCCTTAGATTCTTTTATTTTTTTGTAATTATTATACTCGAGTGAATTCACATTTAAAATTGCATTAGTCTCTACATCTCGAACTAAGTTTGGGTTGCCTTTAACTTTGTAGTACATTTTATTCTAATGCAATAATACGGAGATCTTTGATTCTTGGTGGGAATGTTTGGTTGGTAGATGTACCGACTATTTTAATGCTAAATGTTCTAAATGGACCAACGGCCTCAGCGGTAAACTGATAGTCTACAAAAGGAGTATTTGGACCATCAGCAACTAAAACATCAGTTTTAAATAATTTAGTATCAGCTGAACCGTCATTTTTTGACACATCTACTGTAATTCCATTATTAAGATTTAAATATCCTGGGAAAGGAAAATAATTCAACCCTAAATCATCAGAATTAGACGCACAATATAATACTCTAATGTCACTGTAAATGTTTATGTAAGCAGATAATATAACTTTTATTGATTGTGCTGAATTTTCCAATCTAATTGGCTTAGTGGCATATACGAATGAAGATGGATCACCAGAAAGGGTAGAAACTCTATCATCTTCAGCAAAATTTAATATTTTATTGTCTATTCTATTTGATGTTAAGATAACAGAAGATCTTTCTATCGCTGAAATAACAGGAGACAATCTAGAATCTTGTGATTGAATAGTTATATTCAGATTCAATGATTTATTTCCAGGTAAAGAGGTTAGTTTTGATAATTCATTTAATGTCGAAGAAACTATTCTATTAGAATTCAAATAATTTGATGTATTTAATACTACATCTTCGAATCCCTGATCTACAAATGGAATCTCGTTTCCATCTATACTTTTTCCACTTACCGTCCTAATGGATGATTTAATTTCAGTCTTAGGTGGAGATAAGACTTCCATATTTGGTGTGATTATACTATACTGTATATTTTTAGTTGCAGTAATATTTGATCCACCAGAATTTTTTGTTTCCCTGCAATATAAAGGACTAATGGAAGTTCTATCCTTTCCATTTGAATTCATTAAAATTCTTAAAGTATAATAGTCTAACCCTATTGGGTCGGAAACTGTAGCATCAGATAATTGGTGAGTTTTGTTTATTCTTCTTAGTGATATCCCATTCAATTCATATTTGTAAACTTGTGATCCCAATTCATAATTCATGGGTTTGGTTCCATCCACTCCCCTCGTAATTCCTTTTAATACATTACCAGATATTTCGTTATATGATATTATTTCATTTTCTATTAAAATGTAGCCTAAATTATCAGATGAAACAACAATACCTTCAAAAGTAGAAAAATTAGTAGCATCTTCAACGGTTATGTTAGTTGTTGAATCTGATTGGTATTGCTCATTGAAAAGTATGGTTGGATTTATATCAGATATTGCATTTGAAATTCTAACTATGTCTACCCCAGAATGCATCCCATGATTAAAATGATTGACTTTTATGTGTTTTCCATCGTTTAATTCGATTGCTGGGGACGATAAAGTCACATCTGATCCATTTCCATTTAAATCAAGTGTAGTACCAGAACTATTGGTATATCTAATAGTTTTCCCCACTCCTGTTTCAAAATTTCCTTGTACTTGATCTATAATTAGTTCATTGTACGCGGAAATATTAGAAACAGATAATTTTATGTTTCTTCCTAGTTTGTTTATGCCAGGAGGATCAATTGTTAAAACATCACCAATTTTATAGCCATAACCTCCATTTGAAATAGTCGCTCCAGATGAAACTACTACACCACCAGATATGGTTAAATTTGCAGTAGCATCTCTGCCTGTTCCAGTTAAACTAATCAAAGGAATACTTGAATAATATCCATTTTCATATGAATCTCCATCATCAATTATTCCTAAATTTCCAAATGCTGATCCACCATATCCAACTAAATTACCTGTGGCATTAGTTATTCTTTGTGATATTGTGTTACCAAAAACTAGTCCAGCATCAGAAACAGTTTTTGATAGTCCAACTCTAATTTTTTTGGAGTTAAATTGCAAAGCATCATTTAATAAATTAGATATATTTTGACCGGCATCTAAATCTGAATTATAAAAATTGATAGTTCCTTGGTCTGCAATATTAAATTCAGCTCTTCGTAGAGTGTATTTTAAATCATCATATTGATTTGCAGTCCAAGTTGACCCACTTTGTGATAAAAATAAAGAACCAGAGTCTGGTTGTTTTGCTACAAAAATTTCTCTAGAATTATTACTATTATAACTTGAAGAATCCAACTCCCCCAATCTAGATACCCAAATTTTATATTCAGAAGAATTCGATATTACTACTATAGCATGATAAGTGTCCCCAGAAAGATATACCGGAGATGGAAAAGTAAATGTTGTAGCTACAGTAGAATCGGAAGAAATATTAACATCATTAGAATATAATGTGACTTCACTATATGGATATACAGTTGTATCTGGGATACCAAGTTTCATTGGCCTCAACTGCACTGTCACGGATTCTGTTGGATCTTTTGAATAAAAATACAAATCAACAGATGTGGCAAATATTCCAGTTGATGGAACTATATAAAAAGATTGAGCAAGAGGACTTTTGACTTCCATTTATATGACCTTTTTTCTATTTATTTTTTCTTTGCAGGTTTAGATGTAGAGGAGGCTTTAGGTGGGTTAGAGGGCGTAGGAGGAGGTGGTGGAGGCGATTTAGGTAATACTTTAGAATTTGCAGATCCAGGACCTGGAACATAATTGGTCGCTCCAGCAGATTGGAGTTTTTTCAATATCCTGTCCCCATCATTTTGAGATAAATTGCCACTTGCGAGAGGATCTACATTCTTTACATTTAATCTATTAGCAACTTGTTCCACTGTTTTTACATTTGATCCAGGATGTAATTCCAAGTATGCTTGTACTAGTCTATTTTGAGCTGCCTTAGCATAGACTGCACCTCCGCCATTAACTGACACTATTCTTGGTGCAGTTGGAGTTGATTGTGCAATTGGAGTTGATTGTGCAGTTGGAGTTGATTGTGGCGTGACACTAACAGGTTTTGGTGATGGTATATTATTCGAATAATATGGTGTAGATGCTACTGGATTATATGTTGGTATTTCTGGATTATTTGGTGGTGGCTCACTAGGAACTTCAGGTGCAACTCTTGGTTTGCTTGTTGATAAAATATTTTCTTGTTTTTGATTCAAGAACCCTTGAGAATAGAACTTCTCTTCAGCTGAACAAAATACGATTCCAGGTACTAAAGAATTTGCAGAGCTGTTTGTAAGCTTGAATACTTTTTCTCCTGCGGTGAATCTTTTCTCATTTGATTTATTTGGTATCCTAAAAGATCCAATAAGAGATCCAACTTCATCAGTAATTAATCTTATGTTTTTAACTATTGCTATTGCACCACTAGTCATTCCTACTAGTCTCATTCCAACATGTATTTTACCAAAAAACTCAGAAATACCAGAGTATGATAAAGAATATGTGTCAACATTTAAAATTGTTGAGTTAGTAGAATATGAACTCGGTAAAACTTGAGATCTGTCATAAGGATTTGCATTATATATTTTTGTTGGTGAGTCATATGGTCCTACTTTGTGATTTGGCGTACATAGCCTAAATCTTATTGAATTGCGAGCTAATCCTTTTCTATTTGTTGAAAAATTATCTAAAGTCCTAAATGTATCATTGTTGATATTAGTTGAAATTCCAACTGAATATCTTTTTATACTAGCTAAATCTTGAATTGGAATATTTACATCATCGAATCTATCCTTCAACAATGGAACATTTTGGCTTTTATTAGATATCCAAGAATTATAAGCTTGTAGTGTTCTACCAGTCACAACTTCACTTGCTTGGAATGTCCCACTTACCATTTCAATTTCAATTAATTTTGGCACGATGTTGCTATTTACATCTACATTATCAAAAAATGCATACATTCTAGTAAATGGTTTTAGTCTTTCCGCTTTAAATTCAATATTTCTAGATCTCATGTATGGGATAACATCATTTGATACTACCGATTCACCAATAGATGTTTCGGGTAGAGATATTGTTGAGTTTGAATTAGTAACTGTTCTGATATTACTTGTAGTATTACTGGATATGTATGCTATTCCTGTTGTTTTTTTGTATTTGTGTGGATACTGGGAGTATATTGGATAAGATGAATATGGAGAGTACGCAAATGAATCCCTATAATTCCAATACTTAGACCAACCCCTCCAAACAATGGGTAAAAATCCAGTATCTTCACTGTCTTCTGTCACTTCTACTTGTGTTTGGGATTCAGTTATATCACCATCTAGTTCTATTTTATTTGGTTTTAATTTTTGTTGGCTTACCCATGTGTCAGATGATGGGTTCAATATTATACTTCCAGGATTTTCCGATGTACTATATGAAGTTACATCTACAACCCTAGTAGAATAGGGTTGAGTATTTTCTACAACTTCAATATAATCTAGTGTTACCACATTTCCAGTTTTTTTGATATTTGTAGAAATGAAATCATTAGAATAATTTACATCAACGGCATTATTTTTATCTAATATTATACTAGATTGACCTATTATTAAATCGCAATTTGTGGTGTAGTGGCTTGGCCTTAAGATATTGTTTGAAATATCAATAGAATTTTTGACTATAGTGTCTTTTTGTTGATATACTGTAGTTGTAAAATTATCAACAAAAAATCCAGATTTAAATCTTGGATTGCCATTATTATCCAATACATTTAATTCTGCCGTTTCCTTCTCCAGTAAAGAAAGAGTAGTATAATACTCTAGATTTTCAATTCTATTTTCAAGTTTGCCAATATCTGACATTGTATAACGCTTATACTCTTTTTTCTCTATTGATATCGAATCAACAGAGAATGTATATGCCGGAACAAAAACACTTGCTAATTCTATAGAATCGTCTAGATCAAGAGGTGGTTGGGGAACTTCGGCTGGGTCTCCAGTTCTAACCTGGAATAATCCATTTTTGGATAATAGAATTTTATCTATTCTTGGTAGATAGAAAGAATATGAACAAGAAATAGATTCATCCGATGCTAAAATGTACTTGGATGAATTATTATAAGAACTGGAAAAATCTCTAGAATCAAACTCAAAAGGAGATTTTTTATTTTCCGCAACAATATACGAAGAAACTTTTGGCCTTATATCTATTAAATCGCTATTTCTTATGTTGTTTACACTTGGTATTTGCGAATAGTTAAAAGCTTGATATGAATTTACTGTAGTTATATCACCAACATCTGAATTTGAATATGATGAAGCACCAAAATAAATTTTTATTTTTCTTATTGGCTCATTATACTGAGATTTTCGTATAATTCTAGAGTAATCATATATCGTACTTCTTTGGCCATCATCTAAAATATAATTTGAAAGTATATCTTTATCGCCATCAGAGACAGAATTTACTATAGCTTCTACTGATGTAGTTTGAAATAATACTGATTCGCCATTTACGAATGTATTGTCGTTCAAATATGTAAAACCTATTGTATTAGAATTTATTTTTTCTACACAAATAGCTATAGCATTACTAACCTGTCCTATAAAAGTTTCTCCTAAAACCAGATCATTTGTACTAGAAGAAGCTCCACTTAAATTACTTAAAATAATTCTTGGACAATTTGGATCCAAATTTAGATTTGAACTATCAGATTGTTCAAATATTCCATATATTAAATTTACATCAGATTGTAGTAAACAAATCTCATCATCTTCCACTCTTGTTCCATAAGGATAATTACCATATGTAAGTCCATTATTTAAAGTTGTTTCTCCTATTCCAGATCCAACTAATCTTGATTTATCTACTACTATTGATTTTACTATGGAATTATCTTTTTTCTTTTCCTTTACATTATTTTTATTGAGAGTAGCTATTAATTTTGCTGACCCACTAGAGGTGGTTAAACCATTAAATTTTATTGTTGTACCACCAGAAGAATTATAAACAGATACATCAAACATATCACTGGTCAATTTCTGTGTAATGCCAGTTTCTGTGACTAATACATATCTTTCTTCGTCAAAAGGTAAGAATTTTTCATCTACATCTGCTGTAATATTTCCAGTAGAATTTGATGTGATAGTAACATCAAATTGCTTTCTGATAATCAAAACAGAGTTAGACAAATCTACATTACTTATATTTTCTTTTGGTAATTTAGTATATAAATTATTGTCAACTGAAAGTATCGATTTAGTAGCCAATAATTTAAAATCAGATACAGAAATGTTAGAATTCGGAAGTCCACCATCACAAACTCCAGTTACACTTGTAATCCCAGATAAAGTCAGAGTAGTGGCAGTTACAGAAGTTACCTTGGAATATGTTGGATATAATTTTCCTTGTTCAGTATAAGATACTAAGTCTCCTACATTTATTACACCAGAAAATTGAGGAATATTAGAAGATACAGTTGATAACCCAGCAAACTGAGGTGATATATCAACAATCCCAAAATTAATTTTTTGAGTTTTTATTATATCTCCAGTAAAAGTTCCAGCAACGCCAACTAAACCATAAACAGATTTTACATCATCTAAAGTATAGTTCCTAATAGAAGTTGAAATTCTAGTTTTATCATCTTCTATGTCATTAAATATTAGTTTTTCGCCATTTATAAATGTTCCATTGATATTATAAGCAGTCAATATACCGGAATTAGATGCTGCAAACTTTAAGAATGCCGTTGCTCCACTTGACTTCCCTTTAATGTAAGCAGGAACATTTAGAGTTAGGTTCTCATTAACTTGAATTTCAGAATATGTCTGTATGTCGTATAGGCATACATCCCATTCGTTAGCATCTGGTACTAATGTATTGTAAGATCCAGATTCCAATGAAAAATCATATACTCTTGCTAAACCTATTTCTTTACCAGTTATTTGACCAGAAATAGTGCCAACTCTGTCATTTCTCAAACTTATAGTATCAGTTGAAAATCCTATTTTAGGTGAACCAAATACTCTATTTAAAGAAAATGTTGATGCAGTATTATATACTATATTTTGATTCTCTATTCTTTTAGTGGATCTAGCTTTTTCGAAGTCTAAAAATATAGGAGATAAAGTTTCTATCTCATAACCTTTTACATACGCCTTCAATGGTGAAATCTGATATGTCCCAAGATTTTCAGTAGGAACATTCCCACTAAAAGTTATTTGATTTGGATTATATATTCCTTCATTTCCTAAGAAATTATCTAAAGTTTCTTTTGTAACTATTGTTGGAGACTTTACATAGTAATCTCCAGATTCATCATATGTTCTTCTTGCTAGTTCTTTGCCAAGTTCATTTAATCTTGGATCTTGTTTTATTGATCTTACTATTCCGTCTCTGACTTCCAATAATTGAACAAAACTTTCTGGTATATCTTCATCTAAAGCGACCTTTGATAATATTAAAGATAGTCCAAATCTATCAGCTCCAGGAGCAGCATAATTTAAAAATCCATTTGCGTTATCATTTAAAGATTCGTCACTTTCTGATGTAATAATATCTTCTACTACCGTAAATCCTATTTTATAGCTAGGATTATTCTGATATTGGTCTAGTATAATATATTGTGGTGTATTTTTGACAAAATACCCTCGAACATAATATACCCCAGACTCAACTGAAACTTGGGATCCTACTGAATTACATTGGCTATCTATTGTTGTTGCAAATGCTTCATTTGCTTGTAATTTCAAGATTGTATCTGGGTCTACAGATAGATATGCAGTTATATCTTCCTCTATTAAAATATTTTCACTATCTGAAAATCCTCTGTATTCTGATGTGGCATAATCAGAATCAAGATAAGTTACATAAATTGTAACATTATTTCTAATTGAAACTGTACTACTTATTACTGATAATATCCTTGCTCTAACACCACTAATTTGCCCTCGTACAGTTTTACCAATAAGACTCTCAATATATTCGAATACATCGATTCCATTGAAATTATTCTTTAACTCTACTGCATAATATCTATCATTATATGTTATGGAGCCTGGAATTACTGGACTTCCTTCTTGAAATGCCCATTTTCCAAATTGTTCAACTTGATTTTGAAGTATCGATTGTATTACATTTAATTCTCTTGCTTGTATGGGATAACCAGGCTTAAACAAAACCTTATGATAAATGTTGTCTGGATTAAAGTCATCAAAATATGGATAGACATTTAAGTTAGTTTTTTGTGGCATGGTTAACCTAACGAATTAAAATTGTAAAATTACCTTGACATCTTCTTTTTGATTTGGAGACCTTGTGATGGAAGGTCTATTATCAACATAAATTATATCTCCAGAATTTCGTTTTACTTCTGGAGCTGATACACCAGAAGTAAATTTTTGTCCTAAATTATAAGTAACATTATTTATTACTGTTGTTATTCCTGTATATGCTGAATCAATTTTTAATGTTAAATCAAATCCAGTAATATCCAAAGATCCACCATCCAAAACACTAGAAGTAAATTCAATTTTTTTATTTCCGTATAAAGGAGAATTATATGTCTTTCTAGTTCTATTTTCATTATATTCGCCATTTAAATTGAATCCATATAATGACCTATCTTGCCAATATTTTAGGATTCCAGTTCTGTTGTCATATGAAATCACTCGCCCAACAGCAGTTATTCCTACTCCAATAGTTTGTGTTATAACTGAATCCGCATCAATAGAAATATTTTGGTAGTCTTCTACTGAATTTTTTCCTACCAACTTTAATGCAGACGCAGCACTAACTCTCTCTTTAGTCAATACTGTATCTGAATCAAAATTTAATGGATTATTTACAATCCCAATTCTAGCTATTTGGTTTCCAGTTATAAAATCTGGATTTGTCTGATCATTTTCAAATCTAGAATAAATTAAAACATTGTAAGCACCTAGTTCATTGTAAATGTCGTATCCATGACCTCCTTTTGGTGGAATAATGACATCAAACTTCGGTAAAATTGCATTAGAAGGAAATGAAATAGAAGATAAATCTACTGTACCATATGTGTAACCGGTTCCACCTTTTACAACAAAAACAGAAGTTATTCTCTCATCATTTCCAACAACTATACTTATTTCCGCTCCAGTTCCATCACCAAGAATAGGTATATTTGAATATACTTTTGGTGAACCCAAATTTTGCCCAAAATTTGTAATCGTTACTACTTTGATTTGTCCACTAGAAGAAGCATTTAACCTAATTGATTCATAATCAGTTGATGTTTCCCAATCAGATGGCACAGGAATAAAATTTATGGAATCAAATTTTATAATATCTTCAATTTTTAAAGTATACAAATATTTCCATGTATATCCATCTTCTGTTGATCTTGGTTCCAAATCTATAAATGTAGGTTCAATTAAAGATGGAATTCCTTCAAAATTATTATCGGGAGAAGCACCATTGTTTAAACAGACATAAACTTTATAATCTTTAGTTAAAACATAATAATTTGCTTTGTATAGACTAGTTTTTTGAGAAGGTTTAGCTAAATTATTCCTAGTAATGTCATGTCTATACATGTCATAAGTTGTCCCAGACTCCCATACAATTTTACTTATGACATTTTTGATGTCACTATCTGGATTTATTTTTTTTAAAGAAATTATAGTATCCCAGTAATCATTTTGATCATCAAAAGAATCTTTTGGTGGAGGAGAATTGACATCCCAATTTGCATCATACTCATTTGCATTTGGCAAACCAACAAATGTGTATAGATTAGAATCTCCAGATTTTATGGAGCTTATAAAATTTTTTGAATTTAAAATTCTAATTTGATCAGTTATAATTGCTGACATTTACTTAGTTTTTAGTATTATTTATGTCGAATAGTTAAAATACTTTAATGGTGCTTTTCTTCTTACTAATGGAGTGGTATTTAACCCTATTACACCATTGTCAGTCGTTAAAGTAAATTCTTTTGGATTAACTCTTCTATTTAGTTCAAAATCAATCAATCCCCAATTATAATTTCCATAATAGTTACTGAATCCCAATCCAGATAATCCATTGTAATTTTCAACGCTGACTACAACCTTAGCTACATCAGTGAGACCTATTCCATATGCGGATGTCTGCGCGATAGACACAGATATAACTTCATATACATTATCAATAGAAGTTGTTCCAATTCCAATTATATTTCCACTACTAGTTAAAGAATTTAGTTTATTTCCAATATTACTATTATTAATTTCAAAGAAATATCCAGGTTTTATTTCACTGGTTGTTATTTGGGGATCTAAAGTTCTAAGATATGAATTTGCTGGAACTAATAAATCTAAAACTAGACCAGTTTGAGCTACGCCAACAATTGAAGTAAATGCAATTCCACTAATTATTCCAAAATCACCTGTATAATTTACTCCAGATATAGTTTCCACTTTAGGTGTAGGTGGCTCAATTGCAACTAGTGGCGGATTCAAATCTGTGTATCCAGAACCAACTCCTACTATATTAAATGAAATTATTTTTTTATTAGATATATTTGAAGTTATAATTGCGGTAGATCCAACTCCAACCGGATTTTGTATATAAACTTTAGGTGAAGTGTAATAACCGTCCCCAGAATTTACAAGATTCACAGAGCTAATTTCTCCATTATTATTTACAGTCACTGTAGCAGATGCTGATACTAAATTATCCTGGGAAATTATTTCCACTGTTTTACTTAACTGAGAATTATTATTTTCCTTGTCATTTTCAAAGAAAGTCTTTACATTTTGAACAAATAATTGAGTTGAACCTATGCCAACACTTCTTATTAACCCAGTAGAAGGGAATATTAGTGGTTCATATATTGGTCTATCTTTTGTAACTATTGATCCATCTATAAAAATATCATCTTTTTGTCTTGTCCAAGTTAATGGTCTAAGTAATTGGGAATCGCCATAAATTCCTTTTCCTTTATATAAGTTTGTTTTTGCTACATCTACAGTTGGAATCTCTTGTACTAATCTAGAATCTTGTTGGTACGCATAGTTTTCACTATCGAGTTTAACTACATCTCCTACTTTTATTGTCTCTAATATATCGACATCAATTACATCTATTCCTTCTGTGCCTCTATAGAATATTATTTTAAACTTATCTGTATTTCCATTTGGATATCTCTTTAAAGGTTCAGATAATGTAATTGTACTTCCACCATTAAATACATAACCAATACCAGGCTCTTGTAAGATATCATTTACAAAAACTAACAATGTAGATTGTATATCTATATTAGATCCAGGTTTTGCAACAACTGCAAATCGATTACCTTGATACATCAAAGGGAATGTTCTTTTTCTATTATTAATTAAATATGAAACATCATCCAATAATCTTAAGCTTCCAATAGACCAACCTGAAAATGAATCATTAAAAACTTGAGTCACATAGATTAAAAATGGACTGAAGCCTGGTGTAGTCGGTATACCAATATTTCCTTGTATTGGTAATGTTAATACATCATTTATATTATATTTGTACCCAAAGTTTTTAATTTTAAAGTCAATTACACTAGAACCTTGACCAACAACAATATCAATAGTAGCTTCTGTTCCAATTCCTGTGCCATTCGAATAAACTAAAGGTATATCAGAATACGATAGTGGCTCATCAAAAATTACAAGGGGCAATTCATATTCTTTTATATTCACATCTGTATCAATTGGAATAATTGATGCTGCTGCATTTGCAGCGGATATAAACACGCAAGTGTCGGCAACTGAAACTATGGGAACATTATCAAATATTGAATTTATTTGAATTATAGGATTTACTCTAGGTACTTTGGATGTATTAACTAATGGTATTATAGTAGATCCAATTGATATCTGTTCACTAGTTGTCGTAGAATATACAAATGGGTATGCAGTATATCCAATTCCAGGATTTGTTATTGAAACGCCAACTATATTTCCATTAGATATTGTAGCAGTTCCAACGAATTCAACATTCGCTGAGGTGGAGCTAAAAGTTTGAACCCCAACTTTTACTAGTTGATAATTCTGTCTATATCCAGATCCACTATTTCCAATACTTATACTTTGTATTGTCCCAGCAATAGAAACTGACGCAGTTCCACCAGCACAAACTAACGGCTGATATCCAAGACCAGAACTTGACCCAATTGAAAGTATCACCCCTCCTCTTGGTATATCAAAAAGATTTGGATCATAAGTCATTGTTGTGGCAGTTCCAGTAAATTCTAGTTCTGTACTTGAACCTAGTTCATTGATTATAAAATCGTCATTTGGAATTTGTAAAATATTATTAATTAAGACAATTGAATTATTGTTAGAAACATCTGTTAAAGCTACACCAGATTGTGTCAACTCAAACACATTTTCAGTAGAATTAAACTGATATGATAAATCATCAAACAAATAATTTTTATTATATGTGTCTTCTAATACTAATGGATTTGCTGATCTTATAAATGTTCTTCCTTGAAATCTAGATTTAGCTAAAGTCAGAAGAGATGTGGATTGCGAATCTTTAAATTCATCTTCTTCTGGAAATGGACCATATGGTGCATCAGAAAAGTGAATGACATTGTTTATAATGTTATAATTTCCTTTTAATTTTGTTACTGTATTACCAGAATAATGCGAAGATATTCCAGTTCCAAGCCAAGGTCTTACTACACCAACATTTCCTGTACTTCCAACTCCAACAGACTCAATTTTCATAATCTCATTATTAACTTTAATGATATCTCCACTGAAAAATGAAGTAATACCGGAAAAAACTAAAGTTAAATCACTTAAATTTACATCTTGGATTAAGCTAGATGTTATTGAAGTTGAAACAATTGGAGATTGTATAATGTTGTCTATTGCAATTATGGCCTTAGAATTTTGATCAGTTGCGGTAATATAATGTAAAGTATCTACACCTAAAGAGGTAAAATCAAATAATTTTGGGGGGACACTTAAAGCATCATTTGGACTTGAACATAATCCTATTCTAGCATTATCAAACTTATATACATATGCTTCAAATGGGAGTTTATCTGTAACTCCAATTCCAGAAATCGAAGTTGCTGCTATACCTATCGATTTTACAGTTGAAGTCTTGTTAAATTGTTGGGATCTATATGAAACTTTTTCTCCGGTCACAAAAAAATGATTTGGTAAATATAATAAATCTTGTTGTAAATTTACATTAAAAGGATCACTAGCGTCAAATGCTCTCTCAAATATTGGTAAATCCTTGTAAGTTAAATTAAAATTAGTTCTATTATTATTTTCATCATTAGTTCCTACTTTACTAACTGAAGTTACAATTTGTGAATTTTTTAAATCGATTACAGATGGGAATTCCGAAAACTGAGTAAAGCCTAATGATTGTTGAAATACTAAAACTTCAGTTTCAATATTTGGTAGAGGAGTAAAGAACACCTCAAATTTACCAGATGTGTTTATCTCAAAATCACCTAAATTTACATCAGAAACTACTCTTCCATATAATACTCCATATGATTCTGTTAAGTTATTTAATGTATATAATTCAGAAAAATCGACTCTATTGTTGGTCAGATCAGTTACTTGGATTAAGTAATAAGCAGATTGATAATCTAAAGAATGCGTCATTATAGTAGTCAATACTGGACTACTGCTAGCTGGAATTATTACTTTATTACTAGAAAGATTTGCGTATCTTAATTGCTGTTCTCCTTGCGCTGAATAATCAGTTTTAGCTAAAGATACTGATACTGTATTACAAGTGTACTCTTTGTTAATATTAAAAGGGAAAAAATCTACCTTAATACTTTCTCCATCTTTATAGCAGTTATATGTCCCAATACCAGACGCTGGATCCACATTTATATTCAATCTACCATATTCGGTGCTGTATATATTTCCATTTTTGTCCGAAGCTATATTAATTTCATTAAATTCAAATTCATCATCTGCACTGGTTATTTCAACTACTACTTTCGATGAGCTAAATTTTTCTGGTAAAGCTAATATAGTTCCCGACGAACCGATAGAAATTGTAGTATTTGATGATCCAATACTAACACTGTCACTAACTATGATACTAGAAGACGACTGAATGAACTTTTTGGTGTCATAATATACATATCCATATGAATAGTCGTTTATTTTTCCATCAGTTGGAAAAAACTCTAAAATGGCCTGATCGGAAATAATACTTATAGAATAATTTCCAATATCTAAACCACTGTAAAGTTTTGCATAGTCATTTTCAATTACAACAGAGCCATCATTTATTAGGGTTAAAACTGAAGACTGCACAATTTGGCTGTCTATGTCGTTTTGAACAGTTAAAAATACTTTTAGTGCTCTTGTTTTTGCCATTTTATTAAATATCGATTGCTGTTACTAAAGTTGACTTTCGGTTTGTATTGAATTCTCCACTTATGTCATCAATTACTAGAACTCTATTTCCCACAGACTGCGAATAGTCCTGCAGGATAGTAGAATTTAGTGTAATTTCATCTGTAGCAGTTTGTGAATTGAGGATAAATACATTTTCTTCAGACGCTAAATCAAAGTCATATGTAGTTTCTAGGTCTATAATGGTATTTAGATCCGATACTCCAGTGAAATTTCCAAAATTTTGATCAGTGGACATGCCAACTTTTTCAGGTGTTTCGGACTCAACGGATAGGTCACCAAATTTTTTGAATCCAGAAGTATGATTTAGTGAGTTGACTGTGCCTTCCCATTTATCAATTGATACTCTAGATTTTATAGAATATGAAAAATATTGGTAATAATCATTATCATGAACTCTTTGGCTATTAACATTTAAAAATCCAGTTTGAGTTTTCCAACCTTTACTTCCGATTGAATAGTAATCAATTTCATAAAATCCATGTAAATCTAGTATTTCTTGTATTTTACCCAAAGAACCGCTACTTTTACCGATTAATATTGAATTTGAATCAAATTTTTGTGTTGTTTGTATTTTAATGTAGTTAGTTTTTGGATTCCAGTTATTCACTATTCCAACGGACCCATTAGATTCTACCTTTTCCCCAACAATATATGAATTTTTCTTGATTTTAACATCAAAAGTCGGCATATTTTTGACTGGAACTATACTCCCTTTAGAGGTCTCTGAATCAAATGTTCCAACTTCAACTCCACCAATGACATCACCAATATAATATGTAATGTATGCTTTATCGTCATCAATTGCCGTGCTAATTCCAACTACATTAAATGTTGAATAATTATAATCACTAGAATTATATCCTTTGTATATTACTCCATCTGTAATAAAATCTGGACTAGATTGTATTATTGTAGTATCTTCAACAAAAACTTTGTCATTCAAATCAACTGGGAATGTATCTGGGTTTGTGAAATTATAATTTAATGTTGCTGTAACTCTTTTTAAAATGGGATCATATGTTATTGAATTGATTCCTATTCCATTTGAATTATTTGTGGAGACTATCTTAGGTTCAGTATCATTGAACCCACTTGAATTTTGAATTATTTGGACATCCCCAGTCAAGTGATTAAAATCAAGAATAACATCTTGTATTTGATTTGTTACTGAGTCTAAAACTATCAAAGTTGGAGAATAATTATAAAATTTACCTTTAAATGTAGTTTTTATTTGATCGATGGCAGAAAAAGGTTCTATTCTAAGAACTTTAGGTAAGTCCAAGCAAGGTTTAATTGTTGGATCAATAGAATATCCATATCCTATGTCATCTAACTTTGTTGATTTTATTCTCCCAATGTGGCTACTTATTGGATATAGTACGGCATCTAGTCCATTTTGACTAGTTATAGACGATATTCCTGGTATTTTAGTATAATAATTTCCACCTGAAACCAATTTTATTGAATTTATTGGCCCAAAGGCAGTCTTGGAATTAGTATTATACTTAAGAGATGAATTACTTGAAGTATAATTTGAAATTTCTGGTAATTCCTTAATCTGATAACTAAATGTACTTGATGATAAAACTGTTATTTTATTATTTCCACTATATTTACTTTCAACTATAGAGATTTTGTTGAACTCTATTTTATTACCTTCAGCGACTAATTCTTTCTTTATTTGGGGTAAATCGGAATTAGAAGATGGAATTAAATTGTAATATAATGTGTTTGGTGTACTATCTGTTATTTGTAATTCAACCCTTGCATCTAAATTTAATCCAATATTACCAAATTTAAATACATTTGAAATGTCATTTGAATCTTTGTAATATTCTTTGTTGAATTTTTCATCATAGTATAAATTAAAATCAAATGCTGACTTTAGTTCTAATCCATTATTATATGCTAAAGAAGGATGTGATAAATCAAATATTATTTTTTGATTTCTAGTCGCTTCGATTTTTGCATTTATCTCGTAAAAATAGCCAGAACAAGATGATGTAAAATCAATATTAGTGTAATTCAGGTAATTGTAAATTGAATTGGAAAGTTGGAATTTATCTTTATCTATTAAAATAACAAAATAAATTTGATTGTCAATTAATTCTGGAGAAATAGTTTCAGAAATGTATAACAATTCTTGGCCATTGCTATAACCATGATTAGTGATTGTAAATACATTATCTAAAATATCAATACTAGAGAAGTATTTTTTATTAAATATTAATCTTCTATTGTAATCATTGTATTCTATTTTTATCGTAGTTGATATTCCAGACTTGACCTCAATGTCAACTAAGTCATTAGACACTAATCCATGAGTAGAAGAAGTAGAAACTACCACCGAATTTTTATTGGCAGTTAATTTTATGACATTTGTATAATTAGTCCTAAAACTATGGTTTACTCCTAATCCCAAATCAGTTACATATAGGAACGAAGTTGTTGTTCCTACACCAACATAATTATTATCTGTTCCTATTGCTACTTTATTACTAGATATTCCTATAAAATTATCAGATAATTTTATAGAATATAGAGGATTGGATGTGTTTAAATTGAATATACTAGAACCATTAGAAACTACAATAGGATTTCCACCATTTGTGGAATATACTAAAGGTGTATTGGTATCTAAATTGTGATTTGGAAAATATAAATTCCCAGGTGGAATGAAAAGATTAGTTTTTCCAGTACCAACATAATCTACTTGGACTGTTGATCCAGAAGTTGTACCAAATCCAACTACTTTTGTTGGGTCAAAATAAAATTCTCGGTTTATTTTTTGTGGAACATATTCTTCATTTAAATCAAAAGTAAATTTTCTAGTAAGTTCAGTTAATTTTAAATTTTTTAAATGTGAAGTTCCAGAAGGAGATCTTAATACTTTTATTTTAGATCTTTCTTTATCAACTTGTAATATTTTAACAGTTTCATTTTCTATTTGATAATAATCATTTTCAAATATAAATGGAAATTCTAGATTGCCATAAACTTGGAATTCAGTGACTATACCTGTTGTTGTAGAGTCATTTACATCTGAGGTAAGAATAAGTATATGAGAACTAACTCCCACTTGGACGAGTGAATTCAATTGTAAGTTATAGTTACTAATTAAGTTCAGGTAATCAAATTTCTTTAATTGATGTGGACTAGTACAGATTCCTATAAATTGATTAGATTTATATAATTCAATGTCAGATATTGAATACAAATTATTTTGTATTGATTGTACTGATTTCCCAATAACGGAATCTACTATGGCACTTACATCAAAACCGTTAGTTTCGGAATTATCAAAATTTATTACATCACCAACATTATAATAGTTACCAGAAGTGATTATACCAATGGAATCTAAACGAGAATATTGTATAGAAGTTATTTTTGAATTTTGGTTTGAATCTTTTGCTGGGTTCAATAAAAAGTCATAACTTGAATTTTTTCCAGTTAATGCATAATAATAGGTATTTCTTATTAATTTATTTTTAGTGTAATCGAAAGTATTTTGATTTATATCAGAATTAAAATTATCTAATATCTTTTTAGATTTAAATTTATTGCCTATAAAATATGGAAATTCTGGAACAAAATCATTATCACTTGAAATTGTAGTAAAATATGCATATACTCCATTTGGATATTCGGGTGTAACACAATATCTTCCATTGAATTCGTCCAAATCTCCATTAGAAGTAAACTCATAATCTTCTATAAATGTACCATAAGGGAATATTATTCTGTCCTCAATTTTTTCTGGGGGTCTATTTTCAGACACTACAGTGGAATATCCAGATTTAATTTTTTTGACCTGTCCAGGTAAGTATGGATTTTCGTATCCATACGGTCCATATATTGGATTTCCATCATATGCCCAACCAATTATTGGGGAATGATATTTAATAGTTGATACGCTATTTTCGTAATCTGGTCTTCTTACAATATTTCCGTTATCATCTAAGAATGTCGAATATATTTTCTTTCGTAATTCATATGGGCAATATAGATGGCAATATTTAAGAGCATTTGCAGTATTTGAATATAATGTTCCATCGTCATTTGATTTCAACTGAGTTGAATTTAATATTCTACTAGTTAAGTTCAAATTCCATGATTTTATTTTGGCATTAAATGCCGCTCCTGAACCTAGATTGATTATGTCAATGATAGTATTTTTTTGATCATATCCAGATCCACCACTTACTACTATTACTTTTTTAATAGAACCATTTTCTAACACAGGTGTCAAAATACACCCACTGCCAGTTCCTCTCACTGCCAACTGAGGGAGAGAATAATAATCTGAGCCACCATTTAAAACATAAACATCTATTACTTTGCCATTTAATACATTTACTATAAGTTGAGCATTTTTTCCAGACTTTAGGATAAAATTTGGTTGCTTTTCATAATTTAATATTTCTGAACTTCCATACCCAACTCCACCTTCTTCAATATAAACATTTGAAATTTCCCCCCTAAAAATAGGAGATAAAATTGGAGCAAACAGTTCTTTTGAATAAGATGATATTCCAGTTCTTGCTGAAACTTGTATTGATATTGGTTCATGTTGGAATATATGTGTTCCAATTCCAGAACTTTTTAAATTTACATATTGATTTGTATTATAATAGAAATCTTTCGATGTAGATCCGATTCCTACATATGATAATTTAAATGAATCATCGTTTACTTTTGTCACATAATACTTAGATTGATTCAAACCTTCTGCAGGCGTACCTAAACAATTATAGTTGACAATATCGCCAGTAGAATAACCATGATTTTTTGCTAAAATTATATCATTGTAAGTGTTTATGCCAACTGGTAGAATTGGCACATAATTGTTTTTGTATCCTCCACCAGAATTCAATATAGTTACTGATGCTATTTTTCTCTTTTCTTGCTTTGATGATAGCTTATGTGTACCATCACCAAATGAAGTCAAATTAATTTCAATTCCATTTAAAGCATCAGTTTTATTTTTATGTAATTTTATTTTCAGGTCATCTTGAACAGTTACAAAATAACTTGATAGGGTTGATATTCCACCTACTGATGTGTTTCCATTTGTATCGTATATTACTTCCTCGTAGTCCCTAAATTTATGATAAGTGGAAAATGAAATGGTATTTTCTACTAAATTTACAAAGTTCAATATAGGGTTAAAATCAACTTCGTGTTTAAATGAAATTAAATTAGCTTTTGTTTCTACATTTGTGCCATTGCCACCAATAATTTTTATTGTGGGCTCATCTAGAATATCAAATCCACCATCTACAACATTAACTTCTTCTATTCTTCCAGTAACCTCAACATGGGCTTTACATATTCTAGTAGTGGTATTTTCTGGAGATACCTCTAAACTGGGAAGATTTATTACATCGTATGAATTTCCAGGTGATGTTATCTCTATTTTTTCTATTGGTCCATAATAAACAAAATCATCTGACTTGTAATTTAATATTTCTACTCCATTCACTAAAATTCCAGTAGTTCCAAATGTCGTTTCTTCGAATTCTAGGGGAGTTTCTGGTAAAGTTAATTTTTTGATGGAGTTTGAGTTTGTTAATATTTTCTTAGAATTTTCGTATACAAAATTACTTTTATATAATTTTGCTGTTATCTGAGAAGTTATTTTTTCCCATTGATTTAAATTATAAGTATAATACCAAATTTCAATATTATTAAAATCATCAAATAATATTACAAACTCATTTGTTTGTAGGAAATAGCTTCCAGCTAATAATTGAACTTTTTGTTCATATGTATATGATACTTCATTTAAATTATTAGACGAATATAATCGATTGTACTTTATGGAATTATACCTATTAAAGTAAATATTTGATCTACTTTTATATAACTTTATTTTTCTATCAGATATTGATTCAACATAATAAATTTGGTTTTCAAACAAACCATCATAAATGTTTAAATTGATAGTTCTCCCATCATTTAATGTATATTCTGAAAAATTTTGTATATAAAATACAGAATCTCCATTTTTAAAGTCATGAACTTGAGATGTATTCAATTCAAATTCTTGATTATTAATTTCGCATGAAATACCATTTTTTGAATCTTCTAGTGATTGGAAAAGGCCAAAAAAGTTTATGGAAAAATCCTTATCTTCTATGTTTGAACTAACATAATCTGGGATTCCCTGTGATGTGATGTATACATCATTAAATCTGTCAACATATACATTTTGTACATTATTGACAATTAATTCACCGTTTATATTTTCATACTTTTTAATCGCTTTTCTTATTTGATATATTTTACTTATTTGATATGGATTGACCACAAAGATTGAATTCGCATCCTGTGATACTCCCACTACATCGAAAATTTCTGTCCTAATGTCTTGAATGGTAGTATCAAAGAATTCAACATAAACCTGATCTAATGGATTTATTAAATTTTTATCGTGAGTGTAAATTCGAATTTGATTTGCGCCAACAGATTCGAATTTAGATACTAGATAAGTATTTGGTGTTTCGGTTATCCACTTACTGTATCTAACACCATCGTATACTTTACCTAATGTATTAAAACTTATTATATCGCCTTTTTCATAATACTTGTTATTTTCTGGTAATTCTAGATCTTTAATTACACCAAGTATTCTAACTCTTATTTCCTCTTCATTTAAGATAGAGTAAGCATATACATTTAGATTTATATCTTCTCGCAAAGATATTTCTTCTGTTATGCCACTACATCCTAC